GAGATGAGCGCTAGTCTCGTGGGCTCGGAGATGTGTATAAGAGACAGATATTTAGCACTTGAATTAAGAAGTCCTTATTTTCTCCCGTGTTGGCATTAAAACTCCAATAATCCGCATCGTCACTAATGTCAACAGAACCGCCATCTGACACATCAACAGCTTTAATTTTTGTAAGTTTTGAACTGTGCGTACGCAATTCCTGAGGTTCTGAACAAAGCACATAATTTTTCTTGCTATAGCTATCATAACATGTTGCGTATGCCACAACATGGGAGCATATATCGTCCGAATTAAGCGTTTGCACAAGGCTGCTAATGTTACTGCCCCACATTAAATGATAGCCCGTATCAGTTCCACGGCTTTTTAACAGCGATACATCAAAGTTGTGGTACTTATATTCTCCGCCAAACACATCGACCAAAGAACCGTCTGCACCGCCCATAAAATCACCGAGAGTACAAGGCGTGCAAAATCCAAGCGTCATTGATGCTTTTGATGTGATGTCAGATGTGAAACTAAAATGATGTTCCCACAAGGTCATTTGCGTTTGAAGCCCTTCAGCCTGCCCTGTGCAAAGCAAATACCACCACTCACTTGGAGTGTGTTCAACACCAGTTTGGTTGTAAGTTTCGACCAAAAAATTGTTGTACAAATTGTGCTTGATATGCTTCGCTTTAACCGTAATTGATTTTTTATCTTTGTACTGCAAATCATAAATCTCGAAATACTGCGGTTCATCAGTTGGGTTCGGTTTTGCTTTGATAAAATATTGAGTGTCAAGTAAATCAGCACATCTGTCTGTTGTTGATAGTTCCATTTCGAGCAGATAATCGCCGTTTCGCTCTTCTGTGACTTTACCGCTGACAACATTAGTCATTCGCCCCAGCAGTTCAAATGTACTTGTTTTAATTATCTTAGATTTCGACTTGTATAACAAGGGATACACGCTACAATCTCCTCCAATTTGGTCTTAGTGACATGATTGCATTAAGGTAGGATGTTACAATAATTTGATTGTTTCCGGCTTTTAATTTAGGCGGCATAATTTCACTATTAACAAAATCAGTTGTACCATCAGATTTGTAAGCTATATATTGCAATGTTTCGCCATCGAATACAGAGTGATCATAACCGCTCGGACATTTAAAATGGAATATATCGCCGTTAATGTTTACTGTTGCTACTGCCACTTTTCTTACTGACGAGTTTGTATTAGTTATGCGAATTGTTGGCAAAGATTCGTACCTTTCGGAGTTATGCAAAACGACCGATTTATTAAGTTCAAAATCAATAGTTCGCTGTCCAAGTTCCGAATGCCACCACGGCTTTCGATTGAATTTAATTCTTGTAGAAAGCAATGACGGCAGTTCGCGGACAATATAGTCAACATTTGATATGTAAGCCTCGGTGAAATATCCGGGGTTATAAGTATCTTTATACTTTTGATAGCCCTGATTTAAAGTCAGCCATTCGATAACAGCCCTCGCAAGATGTTTAGCTGACAATTCAGATAAATACGGTAAAAAACAAATTTCACGCTCAAATTCAATATTCTGCCACCGCCCGTTATCAATAAGTATATCACCGTCCCTGTACGGGATTTCGACCGCCGAAACATCTCTAACGGGGATTTCGTGTTGCGGTGCTTGTGCGATACGACCGCCGAAATACGATAGCCATTTATCACCGAAATAAAAGTTATGCATATGCTTTCTGCCTCCTTGTAACCTCATCAGCTAACCGATTGCTCATCTCATCAACAAAGCTGTCAATATCCATGTCATTGTTAATAGCGACCGAGGGGATATTAATACTGATGTTGTTGACGATGTTAGTTGAATCATTTTCAAATACTGAGCCTCTGCCTTCTCGCTTTGACTGACGGTATTCCTCGGCCTCTTGAGCTGTGAGAACTGCCTCGCCGGCATCAAGATATGCGGCGAACTTATCGTGTGGAACATAATCAATACCGGCACGGAAACGAGGTAAGGTTACTTCCGGAATCGGATCTATTTCCCAGCCAATCATTGATGTTGCCCAGTTTACGCCTTCCAAGAGCTTGTTAATAATCCAAATAATGCCGTTGATTACATTCTCAACGAATGTAGGTAAAAGGTTAAAAACATTCTTGAAAATGTTAACAACACCGTTCCACGCTTGTTCCCAATTGCCTGAGAACACACCTTTTATGAAATCTACAATTCCATTAAAAATCCCCGAAAGCGGTTCAAGAATTTTTTTGACTCCTTTAATTGCACCGCCTAAAACCTCCGAAAAGATTTGCGCCAACCATTCAATCACCGGAACAAGTGCAGGAATAAGTGTTTCAAGCATTTCACCGAGTAGGTCAAGAACCGGACGAAGAGCGTCAAAAACCAGTGAGATGACAGGTGATAGCTGTTCAAAGACAGGCTGTAGAATGCCGACAATTGTATCGCACAACTCACTGATAATCGGGATAAGAGGTGTAAGCAAATCATTCAAAAATGTAGCTAAATCCTCTATAATCGGAGTAAGTGCCACCAACAATCCATTGAGCAATACGCCGGCAAGCTGAACGAACACCTCGATAACGGGCATTAAGAGTTCTACAAGCGTACTTAATAACGGCATTATAGCCTGAATTATCTGCATGAAATACGGTAACAAGTTCTGTATAATCTGCAGTAAAGGCGGAAATAATTGCTCCACAATCTGTACGATGATAGGGGCTAACTGCTCCATAAGCTGAGCTATAAACGGCAGCAATTCCTCAATCAACGGCATAATCTGTTCAAGCATTGACACGATTATCGGGGCAACCTCTTCGCAGATGTTAATGAGTGCAGGTGCGAGGCTATCAGCCACACCTTCAATAATCGGTGATAACTGCTCAAGCAGCTTACCGCCTAAGCCAATAAGCGAATTAAGCACGGGTTCAGCAACAGCACCAATTTGTGCCATTGTATCCGACAACTGCTGATGAGCCCTGTTGGATTCCATTACATCACCGTTTGTTTTCTTGTACTGAGCAGAGGCATCTGAATACAAACTTGTGAGGGTGGATGTAATTAACTGCTGTCTTTCTTGTTCTGATGAGCATTTTGCAAGTTTTTCGTTGAACTCATCTTCTGACACGCCCATCCAGTTAAGCGCATCGGCAAGCGAACCTGTTACAGTCCCGACTTTTGCTGTTTCGTTTGCCGCCTCGGTCAAGCCTTCAATCGGGAGCGAATCGCCGAACTGACCGTAAACACCTGTGCAAATTTCCGTCCAAGATTGCAAGTCTTTGGTGGAATTACAAAGCAATGATAAATGATTAGCCGCCTCAGTTGCCTGTCCGCTGTCGCCTACTACGGCATAGAGGTCGGAATATGTTTGCTTTGCGTCTGCCGCCGAAAATTTGTTTGTGGTGAAAGCTGTGTCAAGTTTTCCCATTTCTGTTCGGTATTCTCGGGTGCTCTCTGCGACAGAGGACAATGCTCCTACGCCTGCCGCCGCTCCACCCACAAGAGCAGTTCCCCATTTAGCGGCTGTTTTTATTCCGTTACCAAGGGTTGAAGCAACGCCCTTACTTTTTTTCTCGGTTTCTGCAATGGATTTGTTTGCTTCATCATTATTAACGAAAATAGATCCGAATAACTTAAATATTTCAACAGCCATTAGCTACACCTCCTCCCATTTATAATTATCAAGATAGTTTTCAACCTTTTTTTCAATTTCTTCCGTATTGACCGTATCAGCAATGCTTTCAGACCGTGTCGAGCCTGTTACTTTGTTTACAAAATCCATGTACGACAAGCCTGTGAAATTTCCTATAACAGTCAAAATATAGGCTTTATAAAGCAATTCGTCATTACGGTCATTTATAGCATTTTTGATAATCTCGACAGCCTCAGAAAAAGACAGCTCATGCAGTACGGCAGTATTACCGCAACAATACTGCATGAGCATTCCATATGTTCTTACTTCAAGGCTGAGAGCGAGGTAAAAAAACTCTTGACGTCATTCTCCCTGATGATTGCCTTTACATTGTCAAGGACTTCGGGGATACTTAATTTACTTACATCATCAGCAGTAATGTCGCCTCTGACATCGGCAAGCAATGAATAGAATTCCTGTTCTGTTTCTTTGTTTGACAAAGAAGTTAACAGAGTGATCACGAATTCAAGACCAACCGCTTCGGTGCTGACCGTTTCATCTTTGCCGTGCTTTTTGACGGCAATGCGGTTTGCAAAGTCTGCAATTTCCTCTTTGATGTCTGCCGACTTAATGATGCGAGCAAGAGTAAATGCGTCTTTAATGCTTAATTTTCTCATAATTATGCCTCCGTTGCTTCCGCTGTTTCCGTTTTTTCTGTCGGTCTGAAAATCTTAAACGGTGGTTTGATTTCGTCCTCTGAATCATAAACCTCGGGTGAAAGGTTACCATAGAACTGAGCTTCTACCTTACCGTTGTCTTTGTCAGCGATTGCAAGCGTGAGACCGTTTTCGTTAAAGCCGTTGAACACCTGAATAATGCACGGCTTATCCTCTCCGAGGAGACAGCCTACCCAAGTGATATTCTGAATGTAGTCACTGTCAAGAATAACATCTCTACCTGTGATTACATCGTAGCCTGCGACCTTTTCGTCTGTGCCTTTGTCGGCAATTCCAAGACCGTAAATGAAGTTCTGAGTAGTCATTTCGGCAAGTGTCGCTTTCAGATAAACCTCCCAACCGTCAACTACTGTGTCGCCCTTAGTTCTTGTCTTTACACCGTCAAATTCAAGTCGTCTGAGTGTCGGCTTAGCTGAAAATTCACCGCCTTTGATTGTTACACCAAGACATTTGCCTGCCTTTTTGGCGCTTGCGTATGTGTCAGTAGCCGGATCGTAGTTGACAAAAAACGCACCTGCGTCAAGCAACATACGGTCAGCCGTCTTATTGCTGTAACCGCTGTACGGTTTAATCTTTCGTGGCTTAACTGTTGCCATTTCAATCATCCTTTCTGTTGTATTTCCTCATTTCGAGAGTGAACATCACTCTCTTTATTGATTTGTCCGATTCGGCAATATACTGCCGGTCAAAATTGTTGTAGAATTTGTAAAAAATATCATCAACCAAGTATGTAGCCTTTGCTATGTTGTCGTAGATTTTGTCCACAACATCATCAATGTCCGCCGTAGTCTGCCTATCATAAACATTAACGGTCACAACAAACTTGTCATACGGCTCATCCGTGTAGAGCTGTTTAACCTCATATACAAGGCGAGGAAATCCGCTTTCTGCCTGTAAAAAATAAGAGGGTGCATACTCAGCGAATAAGTCTTTCAAAAATTTCTTGATATTATTCACCGCTGTATTCCCCCTCGTTCAGTTTGCGTTCTGCCTCTTCTGTGCCTACGGCACTGAGGTATTGCTGTTCAATCTTTATAATGTCTTTGATGTTGCTTTCGGCAGCGTCGCTCAATGCTCCGATTTTTGGGTATTTATTCGTGCCAATCTCTTGGTACAGTCCATAGAATCCGCCCAGTTTAAAGCCTACTTGTAAATCGGGTACTTCTTGCTTACTACGCACCCAATACTGTGTATTTTTCGCCAATCGACCTGACCTGCGTTTTATTTTCTGCCTTGTCCGTTTACATACCAGCTTTCCAACATCACGCAGAGCGGCTCTCTCAAGCTCTTTGAGTGTGTACTGTATGCGTTCAACATTACTGATTATCTCAACGCCATTTTTTGTGATTTTAACTGCTTTCGGGAGTGACATTTGCTTCACCTACTACTGCCGTTAAATACAGTTCCATTCGTTCTGTATCTTTCGCCGAAAAAGTGCGGTAAATTTTGTACCGCTGGCCTGCAAGAATGCAGAAGTTTTCTCCGTTGTACTCAAACTCGCTTATGTCAAGCACAATGTCGGGTTTAAATCCTGCCGCTGCAGCCTGAAAAAATTCTGATTGATTCACAGACTTTTTAACAGCGAAGACCTGCCTTTTTACTTCCTTGGTAATAAGTTCACCGATATAGTTCGTTCCGCACGATTTCAGTGAAATCAAGGTAACAATGCATTCACTATTCATCGTTTGCCCTCACTTTGCTATATTTCAGTCTGCCTTTGATTTTCGACAAGATGATGTTATAACTGTTTGTCAGTTTATCATCAACTGTTTTTGCGTAATTTGCCTTGCAGTAAACAAGTACCGCCTCTTTTATAAGTGCGTCAGGTTTTTTGAGCCAGCTTGGATGCACTCCTATGCGTTCTAAGTCGGCTAAAACAAAGTCAATGTGCTGTCGGATGTCCTCATCGAGGGCATCCGAACTAATTTTGCGAACTCTGAGTTTAGCCATTGTCAATAAATCGTCTGTTGATGACATTTAATCGTCAGCCTTTCTTCACACGAACAAAGCCGTTGTATGATGCCGTATTACCGCCCACATACATTTCAGCCTTGTGTGCAATCTGTCCTGATTTAAATTTGTACTCAGTTGAGATTGACACATCCATGTCAGAAAAAACAGCAAGTTCATAGTTAAAGAACGGACCATACGCCATACAATACTCGCCCTTGGTTGTTCCGGTTGCCGAAACAGCTTTACAAGCTGAGTTGATGATGAACGGAACGCCGTCAATTGTACCGGAATTACCGTTGTTCTTAATATCGTAAACCTTCTTGCCGTCATCTGTACGGAGCTTTGCAAAAGCCTTGAGGTCGGCTTTGTTGAGAATAAGACCGCAAAAACCTTCAACATCTTCTTCGCCACCGTATGAGTAAATGATGTCGTCAAGGGTGGTTCCTGTGATTGCGGTTACCTCCATATCCGTGGTAGGATCAATTACCTTTGCAGGTGCATTGAAAATGCCGACAATTGAACCGGTTTCACCTGAGCCTACAAGAATCTGCTTTGAGAGCTTCTTTCTTACGGCTCTTGATGTAGAATTGCTGATTACGGCATCATAAGCCGCCGGGGCAAGTTTGCGAATTGCGTTAGGCTCTTCCGCATATGCAGTAATGTAGGTTTTATTGATATCAACATAATCGAACGTCGGTTCTGCTGTTGCCGCGTCTGAACCTTCTGTTGTGTAGTCGCCTTCACCATATGACTTTACAAAACCTCTCTGATAGCTTTCGCCACCGTCGAGAGGAACAATCTTAACCGCATCGATAAGGCTTGAAACATCATTGAATGTATCTCTGACATCTTCCGCTGTGTGATGTGGCATAGCAATTGTTGTTGTACTGATTGCCGCTTTTGGCGTTACAATCGTCTTGTTCATTCTTACTGTTTCGCCGTTTTTGAGCTTTTTGCCCCTTTTTTCTGCGAGGTTTTCAGGTGTAGGTTCCTGCTGTTCACCTTCACTTTCCTCTGCCGCTGTAGCATTTTTGGTGATTTCAGCAAGCTTCTGTGCACGCTCAATTTTATCATTGATTGTGTTTGCTTCTTCAATCAATTTGTCGAGCTTTGCGTCATCACCGCTTGTTTCAGCGGCCTTTGCTTCAACAGCAATTTCTTTAAGTCTGTTTTTAAGTTCTTGGATAGTCATTACTAATCATTCTCCCTTCAAAATTCCGCTGATACACAGCGATTTTATTTTTGATGACTTTGCCGAAAGATTTTTCTCTCTTTCAGTAGTCACGACTACAAGATTTTTGGGCTGATTTTTAAATCGAGCATTCGTGCAAGCAGCAATCTGTTTTTCCGCTGCAACATCTACGCTGAAATATTCAGCCGCCTGTTCACCAGTGAGCCAAGTTTCTGCATCAACCATTTTTGCGATTGTTTCGGTGTCAACATTATCAGCAATATGTTCTGCGTAAATATTGACAATGCTCTGCTCAATGGCATTAAGCAATTCAATTTCTTTCAACATATCGTTTGCATTACCGATAACAAAAGACCACGGCTTGTGTATCATCAGGAACGCATTTTTTGGCATTACCAATTTATCACCTGCCATTGCAATAACCGATGCAATCGATGCGGCAAGACCGTCAACATAAACGGTTTTAAAGCCTGTGTGTCTTTTAATGATGTTATAGATTGCCATACCGGCAAAAACATCACCACCGCCTGAATTGATGTAGATATTCAGGTCTTTGCCTTCCTGACCTTTGAGCAACTGCTGAATGGCTTCCGGGTACTGGTCCTCATCACTCCAAGCGCTCCAACGGTCACTCACAATGTCACCGTAAAAATACAAATCCGCTGATGTTTCAGTTTCATTCCGAATGTGAAAAATTTCGTTAATGTTATTTTTAATCTGGGGCATCATTGTTCTCCTTTCCTGTCTGATATAATGACTGGTCATCAGTCTTAACATAGTTAAGGCTTACCATTCTGATATCTCCTTCTTCGCCGAGGCTCGGCATATCCATCATCTCAAGACCTTGATTGATAGTAATAAAACCACGGTCAAACAACGCTTGCATAACGGTCATCTTAGTTTGTGTAGTAGCATACTGTAATTTGTTAGCAACAAAAACAATTTTATTTCCGAACCCTCTTTCGCGCTCCGAGAATATCTTATAGGTAAATTCAAGTGACAGCTTCATCGCTATAGGTTCAATTTTCGATTCGTAAAAGTTATTCCACTCAGTTTCGGAATATTCGCCTCTAATGATTTTTTCAGATACTCCGAAATAGTCATAAATGTTAGTCTTGAAAAATGAAAGCTGTGTGGTTGGAATACTTTTTGGAGTTTGATTTAATTCCTTGAATTCAAATTCCGAGCCAAGACCTGCAATGCCACCTTCATTCTCGGCGGTCATATAAGCTTCTTTCCATTCTTTGATTTTGTTTTTCAAATCTTCTTCATCAATGAGGTTGTTGAATTTCAAGTAACCTCTGAGATGAGCGGAATTTTTCACAATGTTCTTAATACCGTCATATGTGGTGTCGAGCATTTCCACCGATGTAGCTAAATCATCATCAGGATCACTTCCGAGGAATCGTTTTTTACCCGGACGGTCTTTCAAGTGAATAACGCAATCATAGGGAACTGTATATTCCTTGCTGTCATACGACCAGATAAACCGAAAAAATAATATACCTTCATCTTCAAAAATGCGATAATTTGTACAGATTACAGGACGAATAGCCTCAATTTCCGAGAAATCATCGTTATAGCAAATAATAGCAAAACCGTCACCGCTTATAACCGATTGATAGGCTATCTTATAAAGCCAATCTGTAGTATTCAGCTCTTTACAAGGTCGGGTTGACAGCAAACGAGCAAGACTGTCATTCTTGATTACTGTTCCGTTTGCGGAATTTCTTATAACCTGCGGTTGCAGTTTCGATACTTGTGTCGCAATTCTATCTGCAATACTGTTGATAATCTCACTACGGCTGTTATAATTATTTCCGCTTTCACTGTGGGAAAAATTCAGGAATGCTTTAGCCGAGTGTTTAAAAAGTTTTTGAAAAATCCCCAAGTTATCCCGCCTTTCTGTTTTCTAACATTTTGCCAAGCGTTTTATAATGCTTACTTCTTACCGTAAAAGCATCAAAAACACTAACAGGCCCGTCTATGTGCAATCTGCTCTCAATTTTTACCGGTTTCTTTCGTTCATCTGAATCGTTAATTTTCACAGCGACATCAAGGAACTGTTTTTTTAGCAATTCATTGTCGCCAAAATGTATTTTGCCTTCTTTTAACAAGCCCTCGAATTCATCCATAATTGGCGAAAGGTTTGTACCTTGAAAGACATCATCAACCTTGAAACCTGATGCGTCCAAATCTTGAATTAAATACTGCGCCGAGTATCTATCGTAGCCAATCATTAACGGCATTATTTTGTATTCTTTGCGAAGCATTACAAACCAATTAAACACATCGTGATAATCGACAAAATGCTGGCCACTAATGGCAATTCTTCCTTTTGCTCTATGCACTTCATACTTTGTTTCAGGCTCATTTTCACAAGCTTTTTTGAAACTGTCCTCGGGCATAAAGAATTGTGTAAAAATGTAGAAGTGGCCACTCTTGCAGATTACAACAGTTGCCGCCGTGAGGTCAGTTGTTCTTGACAGGTCAACACCTGCGATAGCGTAGCATTTACGAAAATCTTCTAACCTAAGAGGTTCACCACCTGCAAGAGCAACATCTTCATATGCAAGCCAAGCAATAGAACTGTTTTGCAGGATGTTGCAATATTTACACATAAACTCAGCCTTTTTCGAGGTTGAATTTTTTGCCACAACAATTTCTTCAAGGTAATAACTTTCTGAAACTGATATTCCAAGATTGGGATTTGATTTTTTCAGTTCGTTGATGTCATCCCATTTTTGTATGTCGTCAATCACATACAGAAACGGGAGTAATCTCATTTCACCTACTCCAAGTTTTCCTTTGAGAAATCTTGTAGAGCGCTTGAACAGTTCATCATAAATTCCGTCGTTGATGTATCCGGCTGTAGTTATCGATAAAATAAGCGGTTGCTTTCGTGAGCCGAGGGCTGATTTCATTACCTCATACTGTTTCAAACCAGCTTGTCCCGGCCAAGCGGCAAGTTCATCACAAACTGTAAGATGTGGATTGAATCCGTCAGCCTTTTTGCAATTGAATGCGACTTTTGAAATCGTAGTGTTCATCGGAATGACATAGATATCGTTCTTTCTTTTTTTCGTCATCTCTTCTGATGATAATTCTTCATCGAGTTTAACCGACTGATAAAAAGCATTATATACAAGGTCTGCTTGAGCCAATTTTGGGGCAAGACAGTAAATTTCAGCTCCGTATTCACGATCAGCATATGCCATATATTCAGCAATTGCCGCTGCAAATAATGTCTTACCGTTCTTGCGAGCTACTACGATCAAAGTTTCATGAAACTGCCTGTTGTTAAGATTATCGACTATGCCAAAAAGACAACTTACAATAGCTTTCTGCCACAACTCAAGGTGCAACAAATCGTGTCGGCCTTTGCTGTGATGCACAAAATTCTCGATAAATTTTACAGCCTTATCAGCTTTTGATTCATCGTAAAACCATAAGCCTTTTTCAATGCCTTCAAGAACCATTGCATAAACTTTTTTAATCCATTTTCCTGCTACGATTTTTCCGCTACAAATGCGATTGTAATATTCTTGAATATAATTAACTGCCAAGCATTAACGCCTCAAGTCTTGACTGCTTTCTCTCTGATTTTTCGGGGATATAGGAAATCAAAGTGTTGATTACAGAGGTGTAAGTTCGCATATAGTCAGAATAAATTGTAACGGCAGGAATTGCCTTGCGGAATTTCTGCGAGGCATTCACCGTTGTGGTTTCAAGGCCTTGTGATTTGATGAGCCTTTGAGCTTCTAAAAGTACGCAACGAATGAAAGCTGCCTCGGAAATCAGCCTTTCAATCAATTCTCCTTTGTCGCTGTTATGAGATTTTCCGTTTTCGTCAATTTCTCGATAATGCTTTTTAAAAATCTTTTTAAGTCTGTTCATTTCCTGTTTAACTGCTTTATCTGAAATTAAAAGCTCAGATGTTTTTTCATTTTCCATCAAATCACTCCTTTCACCCCCCTTCACGCACGCACACACGAGAGAGGAAAAATTAAGTCCCTCCCTTCGGTTCTCAGGGGGATATATTATTTTTTGAGGTGGGGGGTAGTATGTTTCCTTCGTCATCGACAGAGTAGCGAGTATTATTTTTCTTTTTGCCTTTTGACATATGTTCTTTGTTGTGACAATCCTGACAGAGCAATTCGAGATTGTCGAAGCTCAGAGTTATCTTTGGATTGTTGATGTTGTCAGGATTGATGTAGCATTTGTGGTGAACTATGTCGCCTGCATTACCACAACGCTCACACACTCCGCTTTGCTTACGGAAATAAGCATCTCTGCAAGCTCTCCAAGATTGCGATAAGTAAAAAGATTTTGCATAGTCTTTCATACTCTAAGTATAAACCATCAACTGCTTTCTCTACTGACATCTTTGTCGGTGCCAATATTTAAGCCTCGGTAATCAGCACAGAGCAATCGTGCCTCTTTGAGCCAGCGAAACACCGTGCGTTCGTCGGTATAGTTGCTAACTGCAAACTTGGTCACTCTCAAATTTATTTCACCTTTGTGCAACGGTTTTGTTGGTGCAACAAAGTAAACAGCGCTGACAGCTTGACAGATGTAGTCTTTACCGCTATTGGTCAAGGCATTAAGTGTATCTGCCACAGCAAGCAGGTCAAGTTGTAATGCTCGGTGCATTGTCTTGTCAGCTACAACCTGTGCCTTGCTCGGATAACCAAGAGAAGCATAAAGTCTAAACTGTGCAATTGTATAGTCTCTCGTTGTATCTCTCAAATCCTTGCACCTCCGATTTTCTTGTGTTTATGGCTATTGGCCAAGTAAGTAAAATGAAAAGACGCACCCGTGAAGTCATTTATCCACATTTCGTCTTTGTAAAAATAATATCCTTCGGGACAAGGCAAAGCCTCACCTCGTTCAAGCTTTCTGTACTCTCGCTTTTTTCCTTCAACAACTTTGACATCAGGTTTGGCAAGGTTGCGAGATGTTTTCAGCCGCTTCTTACCATTGACATCTTTGCGTATGTACTTGGCAAGGTCAGCATAATTGCCGTCTTGGTAAAGTGGCGTGAAATTGATTCCGTTTTTCCATGGCCAACACTCCGTTAATATTTCACGCACGCAATCTTCAATCACGATGTGCAGATGCCAATTTTTCCCGAGCTTGCCACATTCGCAGTAGCCGATGTATTTAAACTTGATTAGTTTCTTATCTGTCCTGCGTTTCACTCGCTTAAAAAAATTCGACACAACCCTCTCAAATTCATCTTCGGTAAATTCACCAAACGGAGCGGAGAATCTTGCGAACCAGTCGCCCTCAGAGAAGTTGCAGAGGATAAGCCTCTGTGTGTGTTGTTCTCCTCTGATACGGTTTGCTTTGGCTTGCTTTTCGTTTGTTCGGGATTGATTGATTTGTCGAGCAAGATTTTTCTTGTTGCGTTTACGAATTGATTTATAATATTTGACCTCGAGCAAAGGTCCTGATTTAATTTCAGCTTTGTATGTAAACATATTAAACTTCCCATTATTATATATGCAAAAATTAAAACGGTCACTTAACTAATTCCTTGAGCAGGCTATTAAAGGAGTATCTCAACTCCTTTTTTGTGACTATTATTATTCCTGTCTCTTATACACATCT